TTTAAACGTACTGCCCGCTAACGGTAAGTAAAACAACATTTGATCCATGTCTGGCGTGTAATCATCCATAACACTGGTCAAATAATAATTCATAAACTGTTTGACACGCTGGGCCTGTGCCACTTTCTCTATTGTTTCTTCTCCCATAACTTGGGTTTTTACAGGACCACTCGCAGGAAGAAGCTCATTAAAAGCTTGTGCTTGAAACTGCGTTGCAGCCTCGGCCAACAAAGGATGGGTTACGCCCGACGCGCCGCGAAACGGTTGCGTACGCTCAGAATAACTAAACCCAAGAAGCTCCAAACCATTAGAATAAGTATCTTCCCACTCCTGACGACTGGCCTTGTTAGAATCATACTCACCCGTTAACTCACTGGAAATACGACCAAGCTCGCGATCCGGCATTTCTTCAGCCAAATTCATGTAAAAATCATCGCTATCGCCGCGCTCGTCACTCGGATCAAAATCAACAATCACCCCACCGTCATCTTCAGGCGTTATCTCAATACCACCCACGTCTTCCGCTTGAATCATTGCCATAACATTATTCTGGCTATCGGGTAACTCTATTTCAATCTCGGCCCGCAGATCGTCTTCATCAATCTGAGAAGGAATACTGCTTACGCTTGAGTCCATTAAAGAACTAGCAAAACCTGTTTTGTCTTCTTCAGCCATTACATTCTATTCCTTAATTGGTTAAATGGGTCCAGTGACACAACCCCACCTTGGTTATATATAGATTCAACCTCAAAACCTGTTGTAGTTTTAGGTTGGTCTATTGCTAAATTTTTAATTAAATAATCTTCTGGATTATATGGATTTGTCGTTGTTCCAGTTACGTCTGTTGGATCCGTTGTTTGGAAAAGAGGCTCTTGCCCACCCTCTGGAGGGCCCCCTTGTCCCGCTGCGTTCATTGCATTTACATATCCTTGAGGATCTCCTTGCGATCCCGACAAACTACCGCTCCGTTGTCCGCGGTATCCTATTGTTGTTCCATCTGTCGCTATTGATTGAGAACCCACTACATTACCGTTTTGGTCTGTAACAGGAGAAAAATGAGAAAAACTTTTAGACTTCGGTCCTGACAAAAGTCCCCCCGGATCAAACAATCCCGGATTGTACGATTTTTTACCAGACAACTGATCTATGGCTGTCTGGTTTTGTAGGTTTGTTAATTTTTTACCAACAAAACTTAACGGCATAAAATCTAATATAGTTTTTGGTTTATTATCATCTACCTTTTTTTGAAAAGCTTCAATGGCATCGGTTTGTTCTTTTTGAACAGCTTCTGCTCTTTGTTTATTTATTTGGTTTTGATTATCTACGTCGGCTTGACTGGGACCTTGATTGTTGGCAGGTGAAAAATCACCGGGACCCGCTGGACCTTGATCACCGCCAGAAAAACCGGGACCTCCGGGTCCATCTTGACCGGGACCAGTTGCTCCGGGGTTGCCTTTACCGCGACCGCCTTCGCCAAAATCACCACCATAATAAAAAGCAGGTATGCCGCCCGGACCGGGTTGACCCGAGCCGCCCATACTCTTTAACATCATCGCTTCTTGTGGATTTATATACGCCAGCATGTGCGGCTGATCGTTAATCGTCGTCTTGCGGGGGATGGAACCAGACGGTCTATTGTTCATAATACTACCTTTTTATTAATAATATAATCGCACTCTAGCAGAGTTCTCTTCAATTTCCCAGTCATCTGTTGGTAATTGTACAAAATTTCCTTGCCTATACCTCATAAGAGCCTGTGTCATGCTATCTACTAAATCATCATTTTCGCCATTTGGAAAGGCCGCAACCTCTTCTATTAACTCATCCGCAAAGACTTTATCCGGTGCCCAGACCATTCCTGCCTCAAATAACGCAGAAACCGCATGAACACGAGAAACCTTATCATTACCCCTGCTCGGTGTAAAATTTACAACAGGTATCCCTATGTTACGCAATTCGTGCGTCAAAGGCAAACCACTCGCCTTCGCCTCTATAATCACCGTGTCGGGGTCCCAAAACTGGTACTCCTCTAATGCTTTCGCCTTTAACTCAGGAAAGTCCCATCTCCCCTTCTTGCTGTCAAGTAAAATTAAATTAGGACCCGCACCATCTACAGGATAAAACACACCCCACGTCGTAATCGCACTATAATCCGCAGTCTCCCGCTTACTAAACGCCGTATCATAACTCTGAATGACATACTCTAAATTAGGAACAACTTCCTTTTCCCACGTCTTCCACCACTCACGGCGAATAATCGCATTCTCCTCGCCCGTAGGATTTTGCTGATACTGCGCGTTCCACTTGCTCGGAGGAATAGACGACTTCACACTAATCAAATCATCCAAACCCCAATACTCAGGCCAACACGGAGTCCCATCCTCAAAAATAGCCGGTAACTCAACAACCTCCCACTGATCCGCTAAAGGATCTTTAGCCATAGAACGCAGTAACTGACCCGTTAAATCCTTCTCCGACCACCGCGTTTGTACCAAAACTATACTACCACCCGGCTGAAGACGCTGTCGGGGGCCCCCCGTGTACCAATCCCAAGCATCATCAAAACCAGCACTCGACATCGCCGTCTGCTCCGAATGTGGATCATCAATAATAACTAAATCACCGCCACGACCCGCTAAGTTAGATCCAACACCAACAGCATAATACATCCCGCCAGAACTCGTGTCCCACCGGCCCGACGCCTTACTGTCCGCCGCCAACCTAACATCCGGAAAGATCTCCTTGTACTCATCCGAATCCAAAAGGTTCTTGGTCTTCCGGCCAAAACTCACCGCCAACTCAGTCGTGTGCGTCGCCTGAATGATCTTCATCGATGGCCGACGGCCCATCATCCACGCAGGAAACAAAAAAGAGGCAAACTCACTCTTCGTGTGCCGCGGAGCCATGTTGATAATCAATCTCTTTAGTTCGCCGCTCGCGACCCGGTCAAGCTTATCCGCAATGATTTTATGATGCCGTCCAGCGATGAACTCGGGCCAGACCGTACGCACAAAAGTTAAAAAATCTTTTTGGCAAGCTTCGTTCTTCTCCAACTGAGCGAGCCTCAACTGAAGCTTCAAAGACTTATCTTCGTATATCAAATCTTGCGTACCAACCATCGGGGGCCCCTGTAAAAAATATGCGATTATATGCCCCTTTATAAGACAGTTAATCGCGAAATGAAATATCTAATAAATATTTGAGAGAAACATGGCCCTAGCCTCCGCAGGGAAAGTCCCTGATCGCGGTCGAAAATTCATAATTTTTGGTCTTTTTTTCGTGATTTTTAGCCTCAATTTGGGAAGGGACCCAACAAAAATAACGGCCAGCGAGCCTTGGTTTTGGCACCAGCCAACACCAGCCAGCGGCGGTGATTTCACCAGCTGGTGGCGATGATTTGCACCAGCTGGTAAGCATTGGGCCGTCGACCACCGACAACGAACCACCGACAACGAACCGCGGTTGGTGGGATCCAATGCGGTTTCCCTGTATCTTTGGGAATGGTGCAAGGGCCACGGCCTGCCTTGTTTAACTGTGAAAGCCAAGGGAAGGCCGTTTAACTATTTATCACCGATAGTGCGCGCATAAAAAAAGCCCGCGTTAACGGGCTTTAAAATCGCTTATGTGATTAAATGTTATTCGTCACTTAATTTAATCTGGCCTTGGATATATGCGCCGCTTAATTCTTCCCTGATAATGTCGCGGATATTATCTAATGGGTTTGGCGCGTCCAGATCTTCTGGATCATTCAAACCGCAAATATCGCGAATGGCTTCCGCGTAATCATTTATATCTAGATTATCTAAAACATCCCGTCGGATTACATCCAGATGATTATCAATTTCAAAATCGTCGACGGCTTCCCTTGCGGCCTCTTCCGCGATGTCCCGCACTTCATATTCTTCTATGAACCCGAACGTATCGATTACGGGGTCAAAGATCTCTTTCAAATAATCGGTTGTTTTTTGGGCGCGCTTTTCTAAAAGCTTTAAACTTTCACCTAGAAAAGAATTGCGTTCCTGAGTTTTAGCCAATTCAATCTTCAATTCTCTAACGCGGTGTTGGTCGGATACTTGTTCAATTGTTTTTGTTTCGTTTTCCATTGTCGTTGTCCTTTTTGGTTGCGGCCTCTAAACTGGGCCATATGGGTTTTTAACCTCTTTTACATACTATAGTCAACCAGACACAAAAAAGCCCCAATTAAGGGGCTTTAAAATCGCTTGTGTTGGGGTTCTAGTTATACGGCCATAACAACGCCGTTATTAACGCGCCAAGAACTATCAGAAACAAAACCGCGGCGGTCATTGCTCTAAACCTAGATCGCCTGCAATGTGATGCCTTAGAACGGCGGCGGGGTGTAAAGTTTTAGAGAATGCACGCAATTTATCCGCGTCGCTCAACTCTTGATCTTGATCGCTAGTATCTTGCCAATGAATGGCAACATTGCCGCCGCCCGCATAGCAACCGCCTTTATCATCACTGGCCGCTAGTTTTTTTTGAGCACCATGCGCCGTAAATCCGATAATATAATCCCGATCTAAACGAGCGCATAGCGGGTTAAAATTTCCGCAATTACTACAGTTTGTTTTTTCCAGATATTCCGCAGGACAACGCACGAATTGAACGCCGCGAACTATTTTACTTTTACCATTATCCCAAAAATTTTCATTCACAACGGTTACAATCGGTAAAAAAGTCATATCGTTTTGAATTTTTTTAAACCTTTTTTGCCAATTTATCGCATCAAAAATACTATCAGAACTGTAATTAATGGTGGTTTTATTGGGTTTAAGTTTATGAGACCATAGATGCGGGTTAAAATGAGTATAAGTCATTGCATGGCCGCGCTTTGGTTTACTATCTAAAACGGCGTTCAAATAATCTTGATCGATTTTATTAGTACCACAACCGCTACCATTTAAAGCGCAGGATGTCGGGCAAGTATTAAACTTGTTTTGGTTGCCCGCTCTATAAGTAACCGCGCAACCCTTAGTTTTTTTACTTCGAGATAGTTCTACTGTTTTAATCATTGTTATAAATCCTTTGTTATTGTCCAATTACCCAAATATACGATTTTAACCATATTGTAAACAATGCATAAAAAAAGCGCCAATAACGGCGCTTTAATTGTTAGCAATTTATTAAAGTTTTAGGCGGCAACAGCAACGCGGGCCCAATCAGATTTAGACATGTTTAAAACTTGCCCGCCTCTTTTTTGCCAATCATCGACATTATCAACGTTGATTTCAGGATTATTCGCAACGGCGGTTACGGCGTTAACCATAGTGGCGCGGCT